TTAAGGATGATCAAGGTAGGTGGAGAACCAGGAGCATCTTTTTCGAAACTTCTGAACCTGGGTTGAGAGAGCAATACCCTCCCCTATACACCCTCAAGGATGAACCACATACTATATATGGGGTGACCTACCCCTCGGCCAGACAGATATATCTGGAGGAACGTGACCTAACAGAATATAGTGCCGCAATGAAATTACTGGGATCTTGGAGACATTGGAAATGGCTTTGCAGCGTTCAGTGGTTCCAGGAGTATATCCAAGAGTGGAGAGATGAACTGGAGGTGATCCTAAGATCTGAAGCCATCAGGGGCATAGCCAAAGATGCCTCTTCCGAGTCCAGAACCAGGATAACCTCTGCCAAATGGATGGCGGAGAAAGGGTGGGCAAAGGATGACAAGAGAGGTAGACCATCCAAGAAGAAGATTGAGAAAGAAGCAAAGATTCACAACAGGATAGCAGAAGAATTGGATGATGACATTGAGAGGATGTCCAAACATTGACCAGTGGCAGGCAAACAAGAGAGCAGAAAAGACAGGAAATCAGAGACAGGGCTGAAGCTGATCTTTTTTATTTTGCTCGCCTGGTCCTTCCCCACAGGGTATACGGAGCTATCCACGAAGAGTTGTTTCATTTCTGGACCAGACAGGCAGCGTTGGACAATCAATTGTGCCTTCTACCCCGTGACCACCAGAAGTCACACTGTGCGGCAGTGTATGCGGCGTGGGTCATCACCAAGACTCCATGGATCACCATACTCTATGTGTCTGCCACCGCAGATCTTGCCGAGAAGCAGCTCTACGCGATTAAGAATATTTTAGATTCGAAAGTATACACCCGGTTCTGGCCAGACATGATTCATCCGGATGAAGGGAAGAGAGAAAAATGGTCAGCCATGGAAATAGCAGTTGATCATCCTCAGCGTGGTTTGGAAGGAGTGCGTGATCCAACGGTTAAAGCTGCTGGCCTTACTACTAACATCACGGGCTTTCATGCCAACCATATTTTTCTGGATGATATTGTTGTACCACTTAATGCCTATACTGAGGACGGTCGTAGAAAAGTCGTGATGATGTATTCCCAACTTGCTTCCATTGAAACCACTGGAGCTAAGACAACTGTGGTGGGGACAAGGTACCACCCTAAAGATATCTACGCAACCATGCAGGAGTCAATGCTGGATATCTACAAGAAGGGGGAGTTAGTTAACAGAGAACCTCTCTATGAGATTTTCCAGAAAGTGGTGGAGGAAGAAGGTGAATTCCTCTGGCCCAAAACAATGAGGAAGGATGGGAGATTCTTTGGATTTGACGAAAATGAATTGGCAAAGAAACGGGCAAAGTATGCTGACCGCACTCAGTTTTTTGCCCAGTACTACAATAACCCCAATGACCCAGATAATGCTCGTATCAACCCAAAGAATTTCCAATGGTATGACAGAAAGCACATCTCACAAGAAAATGGCTACTGGTTCTACAAAGACAGAAAGCTGAATGTATTTGCCGCAATTGACTTTGCCTTCAGTCTGAAGAAATTGGCTGACTTCACCGCCATTGTGGTTGTGGGGGTGGATCATGCAAACAACTACTACATTCTTGATATAGTCAGGTTCAAGACCAACTCCATCAAGAAGTACTTTGAAGAGATCATGACTCTCCACAATAAGTGGGAGTTTCGTAAACTTAGAGCAGAAGTAACAGTTGCTCAAGAAGCTATAGTCAAGGAGCTTAAGAGTTCCTACATAAAACCCAATGGGTTGGTACTATCAATTGATGAATACAGACCTTCCCGACATGAAGGGACAAAGGAAGAGAGGATCAATGCAACTCTCTCGCCCAGATATGATAATCTCCAGATGTGGCACTACAAAGGTGGTAACTGCCAAATACTGGAAGAAGAATTGACCATGCAGAATCCACCACACGATGATGTCTTGGATGCACTCACAGCAGCAGTTGATGTGGCGGTATCTCCAAGTCACAGAGGACAGATGGGAATGAAGAAATCAAATGTAGTCTATCACTCCAGATTTGGTGGGGTACGTTAAATGGTGGGTAAAGTCCTGGAAGTAACTGATCTCTTTGATAGGGATAGAACTGCTGAGAACATAGCCAATTTCTGGTTTCAGTGGCAGTCCAAGAGATCTGAGAAGATAGCGGATTGGGTAGAACTCCGTAATTATCTCTTTGCCACCGACACTTCCACCACATCCAATTCCAGTCTCCCATGGAAGAATACTACCACCACCCCCAAGCTGACTCAGATCAGGGACACTCTCCATGCCAACTACATGGCAGCACTGTTCCCAAAAGATGATTGGTTGATATGGGAAGGTGGAGACCCAGAGTCGGTGGATCAGGGCAAAGCCAAATCCATTCAGGCATACATGCGTAACAAGCTCAAGGAAGGGGACTTCGAAGAGACAGTTTCCCAACTGGTGTATGATTTCATAGACTATGGGAATGTGGTGGGTGATGTTGAATACATCAATGAATCTCACCAGAATGCAGATGGGGAAATAATCCCAGGTTATGTTGGTCCCAGGGCCACAAGACATTCAATCTTTGACATAGTATTCAATCCTGCTGCCAAGTCCTTCGTAGATTCCCCCAAAATAACAAGATACATAAAAACCTTTGGGGAGTTGAAGGATGAAGCAGAGACCAAACCAGAATTCCAGTACAACCTGGATATTCTCAAGAAAGCAGAAGATGTTCGTGGTCACATGGGGAGCATCGATGCCGCAGACAATGCCAAAAATGATGCATTCACCGTAGATGGATTTGGAACTCTACAGGATTATTTTCAATCTGATTATGTCGAAATACTGGAGTTTGAAGGATCAATACATGATGAGCAGGGTAAACTTAAAAGAAATAGGCTCATTACTGTTATTGATCGCAGCTTTATCATCAGGGACATTCCTCATCCTTCTTGGTTTGGTAGAAGCACTAAAGTGCATTGTGGCTGGAGGCCAAGACCTGACAATCTGTACGCTATGGGACCACTTGATAATCTTGTGGGTCTTCAGTACCGGATAGATCATCTGGAGAATCTGGCTGCTGATGCCATGGATCTCTCAGTACTGCCAATTCTCGCATTCAAAGGTAATGTGGAGGAGTTTGAGTATGGTCCTCTGGCTCAGATATTCCTGGGTGATGATGGGGAAGTGACCGAATTGGGCAAGAACCTGCAAGGTATCATAGGTGCCAAGCAGGACATCTCAGTTCTTGAGCAAAGAATGGAGGACATGGCAGGTGCCCCCAAACAGGTGAGGGGAATCAGAACTCCAGGTGAGAAGACAGCCTTTGAAGTGCAAGATCTGGGTTCCAGGGCAGACAGGATGTTCATGGAGAAACTCAGAACCTTTGAACTGATGCTTGAAAAGCTGCTGAACAATATGCTGGAAGTTGCCAGGAGAAATGTGGATGGAACAGATCTGGTGAGGGTGATCGATGATGATCTTGGAGTTGTAGAATTTCTCAAAATCAGAAAGGAAGATATCACCGCAAAAGGCAAGATAAGACCAGTTGGGGCCAAGCACTTTGCTTCTCAGTCTCAACTATTTCAAAACCTATCCATGATCTTCAATTCACCGATAGGGGAGATGATTGCACCACATACTTCAGCTAAGAAACTTGCCAACATGGTTGAGGAAGGTTTGGGAGTAGAAAAATTTGGAATATTTCAAGAAAATGTTGCGGTCTTTGAACAGGCAGAAACTCAAAGATATATTAATCAAATTCAGGAAGATTTGGAAGTGGAGCAGATAACTCCAGATGGCTCTGAAGGGGAAGAAGAGGAAATACCCCTACAGTGACAATTAAGAAGAAATCCAAACTCTCAACAGAATTCACGGATGTAGAAGCACAGAGGGCCAAGAGATACTTTGATAAGTTGATCAAAGTCCTCAAGAAGGATCTTGAAAGTTCAATCCGTTCCAGTAGTAGTGTAGAGAATTATAAACTGCCTGCATGGAGCGAATATCAAGCTGACCAGCTTGGTTCGCAAAGAACCTTGCGGAAAGTTATAGATTTAATCACTATTACAAAGGAACCAAAATCATGACCAATGATGTAGAAATATTTGCCGACCAGCAAAGCAATGAAGAAGTGGAGTTGCCAGAAGTTCTTCAGATGGTACAGAATGAAGATGGTACTCCAAAGTATGACAGTGTGGAAGAAGGTTTCAAAGCCTTAGCAAGTGCTCAGGAGCACATCAAGACCCTGGAAGCTGAAAATTCCACATTCAGAGATGATCTCAGTAAGAGACAAACTACTGAAGAACTTCTCCAAGAAATAAAAAGTCAACCCAACAGTGGGCAAGACCCGTCCTCCAATATTGACTTAGCTGATGTGGCAGAACTAGTTGATCGTCAACTGTCTGCAAGAGAGTCAGCACAGAGCGTTCAATCCAATCAGAAGAGTGTAGTGGCAAAGATGCAGGAAGTTTTTGGACCAAAGGCAGAAGAATTGTTTATCGAAAAGGCCAATGACCTTGGACTTGGAGTACAGACATTTCAAGAACTGGCGGGTAAATCACCAAAAGCTGTGCTTTCCTACTTTGATCTTAAGATGGATGGTGCTCCCTCGGCCCCAACTTCAAGTGGGTCTGTGAACACTGAAACAATTATCCCCGATGCTGAAAAGCCAAGTGCCAAGGTACCATATGGTGCCTCAACCAAACAGTTGAATGATGCTTGGGCAGCGGCGGGGAAACTAGTTGATATAGAGGGAACGTAAGTTCCTAACCCAAACAGGAGGACATAAACAATGTCTCAAAATACAACCAATACTACTGCCTTCATCGAAGCGCAGCAGTATTCAAAGTTCATTCTGGAAAATCTCCATGATGAGCTGCTCCCAGAATCATTTTGCCGAGATGTATCGGACTTTGGTTCTGGCACAACCCTTAACATCAAGTCAGTTGGTAGCGCATCCATCCAGGATGTTGCAGAAGACGTACCTCTGACCTTCAATGCCATTGATACCTCCACGGTAACTCTGGGCATCACCGAGTACACTGGTGATGCATGGTTTGTCAATGATGACCTGCGTGAAGATGGTGCACAGATTGAAACTCTGAGTTCCATGAGAGCACAGGAATCAGTGAGAGCACTCCAGCAGGATGTTGAAACCAAGTTCCTGGCCGCATGTAATGCTGCTCAGACCAATGACGATAACAACAATGTCAATGGTGTAAAGCATCGGTTTGTTGCCAATGGTACTTCACGTGCCGTGGAACTCCAGGACTTTGCCTACATGCGTTATGCATTTGACAAGGCCAACAACCCACAAGGTGGTCGAATTGCCATCGTAGATCCAGCCATAGCATTGACTTGTGATACCATCACCAACATCGTGAACATTTCCAACAACCCTCACTTTGAAGGTATGGTTACTGATGGTTTCCGCAGGAATCACCAGTTCGTCAGGAACATCTACGGATGGGACATCTATGTTTCCAACCGTCTGCATCAGGTAACTGCTGCTGAAAGTTCACTGGTGGATCGTGATGGCAACACCACTGCTTCTGTTGCAGGTGATACTGCAAATGTGTTCATGTGTGTGGTCGATGATAATACCAGACCAATCATGAAAGCATGGCGCAGGATGCCAAAGGCAGAAGGATGGCGTGATCATGACAATCGTCAAGATAAATTCCAGGTTACCTCTCGGTTTGGCTTTGGTGCCCAACGAGTGGACTCTCTGGGTATTCTGATCTCTAACCCAGCAGTCTATTAAGATAGGAGGTATATTATGGGTTTTGAACGGACAGACTTTAACAATAGTGCCGGGACTGGAATCAATAGTGTAACCAATCACTATGGTCCTCGTACTACTGATCAAAGATATGGTGGTACTCCTTCCACTAAGGGCTATGAGAAAGAACTGGTGTGGGTAATCGATCTGGCAACCGCAGTCACTCAGACTGCTGCCGGTATCGCAGACTCCACCACGATCCTCTCAGGGTCAACTTCTAACCTAGAACAGGTGATTCCTGCCTATGCCAAGATTCTGTCTTGCAGGGCTGAGAACCTGACTGCTGTTGTGACCACTGGTGGTTCAGCAGCTACATCTGGTTCCATCCAGGTGGGTCTAGTTAAAGCATCCGATGGATCAACGGCTATTGATGCCGATGGTCTTATCGATGCCACTGACGGTGCTCTCACAATTACTTCCAATGATATTGCGGAAGTTCGTGGAGCGTATCATCAGGGTGGTAGTGCTGCCTTAGTCCCAGACTATGGTACTGCTGCAACTCCAGGTGAAACTGTGAGTATCGGTGCAGATGCCGCAAACCTGACTGCTATCATTGTTTCTGATGATAGTGCTGGACAGGCCACCATGACTGGGAAGATCCGTATAGTTGTAAATTATACGGCTGAAGGTCCAGGTGGTGCGTAAGTAGTAGTGTAATAGGGGGAGGGGGAGTAATATCTCTCTCCCCCATCTATCAAGGTAAGACTGATGGCCCAAGAACATAACGTAATAACTGATCCAGAAATACATGAACCTAAAGGTTGTGCTGCTGCCAGTGCAGGTGAAGTATATGTAGCTGATGGTGCTGCATCTGGTGATTGGACTGCACAACCAGGGGCTACTTATGGTGGTATTTATAGTAATGATGCTTCAATTGCCATAGCTTCAATTGGTACAACTGCCAAAGCATTAGCAGCATTTGATACCAATATGCCATCCTATAATATAACTGTAAGTCATACTTCTGATAATATTACTGTGATACAATCTGGGGACTATTCAATTTGTTTCCAGATCACATTTGCAACCTCGGCTGCTGGTGATGCTGGAGAATATCAATTTCATTTGAGAGTTGATGGGGTTGAAAATTATATGTCTTGTCGTAGAGAAATGTCTGGTAGTACTGATACAGGTAGTGCAAGTTTTAGTGGTATAGTTTCTCTAACTGCTGCCGAAGTATTAACTGTATACATTGAATCTGATAATGGTGGTGATACGGATGATATTGTTGTAGAGTCTGCTCAATTTTGTACAACCCTTTTAAAGGCATCATAACATGTCTAAAATGACATTACTTGCTTTAGTGCAAAACATTCTGAATGACATGGATTCTGATGAGGTCAATTCAATCAATGATACTGTTGAGGCCCAACAGATAGCAGAGATTGTGAAGACCACCTATGAGGAGATAATCTCAGACAGGCAATGGCCACACTTGAAGACCATGGTTCAGTTGACTGCCAGTGGAACCAGCAGTAGACCCACCCACATGTCCATTGGTGATGATGTCCAGGAAGTGATTTGGCTCAAGTATGACAAAGCCACGGACACTGATACCAAGAAAAAATATGCAGATGTCATTTGGAAATCACCTGCTGAATTTATGTTATTGACCAATGCCAGGAATTCAGATGAATCCACTGTAGATGTAATCACAGATGACTCAGGGGTGGATGTCTTGATTCTGAATAATCAAGCACCAACCTACTACACTTCATTTGATGACATAAACCTGGTATTTGATTCCTACGATTCAGACGTAGATTCAACTCTCCAGACTTCCAAGACCCAAGCATATGTGTATGCAGAACCATCTTTAACTATAGCTGATGCCACGATCCCAAACCTTCCCTCAAAGAATTTTCCTTACTTGTTGGCTGAAGCCAAGTCAGTGGCATTCAATGCACTGAGGCAATCCCCCAATGCTAAAGAAGAACAACGTAGTCGGAGACAGAGGATTTGGGCTTCAAGAGAGAAGTGGCGCAATGATGGTGATTTACAAACCCCCGACTATGGGAGACATAAATAATGCCAGTTGCAAAAAAACTTACAATCATTAATGATGCACCAAGAGGGTATAAAGCCAAGTGGATTGGGGGTGGGGAACTCCCCAATGTTTTGAAAACTTCATTCACTTCCAGGATGGAAGCACAGAGAGCAATTGATTTTTTCCAGAGCACTAAAAAGAAAAGCTGATGGGACGCAAGAATACGACCAAAGAATTCAGAACCTTCGTTAAAGGAATTATCACTGAAGCCAGTCCTCTGACATTTCCTGAGAATGCTTCCATTGATGAAGAAAACTTTGTTCTGAATCGTACTGGCTCAAGACAGAGAAGGTTGGGGATGGATTATGAAAATCTATACACAGGTGTATCCACTACCTTCAACTCAGCTTCCATGGAAAGTCTTGCTATATCCACCTACAGGTGGGATAATGTGGACAATGATCCCAGTCTCTCTTTTGCCGTAATCCAGATTGGCTATAAGATATTCTTTGCAGATGCCTTTGAGTCTGCGATATCTTCCAACTTAAAGAATGGTGGTAGTTCAGTTGACCTGGCATCTTCAGGCACACGGCAATTTCAAATGACTGCAATCAATGGGGTGTTGATTGTAACCACTGGAGAGACAGATCCTTTCTATCTATCCTATGATGCACTGACAGATACCATTACCAAGACAGATATCAGTATTAAAGTCAGAGATCTTTGGGGTGTAGATGATGGCTTGGAAGTGGATGAACAACCAGCAACCCTGTCGGACAATCACAACTACAATCTCTATAACCAAGGTTGGTTGGATGCCAATATCAATCTGGTGAAATATCCTTCCAATGCTGATATCCAATATCTGGGTAAAGACTCAAATGAGACTTTTGCGGCAGCAACTCTGGCCAAGCAGTTCTTCGGTACCACCTCTGCTCCCAGAGGAAAGTACATAATTGATGCTTTTGCCAGAGGTACTTCCAGGGGGGATGAGTCAGGTGTAGCCACGGTCCCGGTTGATACCGAGAATGGTTTCATATCCTCTGCCTGTTCTTATTCAGGTCGTATGTTCTATTCCGGCATTATCTCAGATGTCACCTCCGGCGATTCCAGATCCCCTGATTACACTGGATTTATTTTCTTCACCAAGACCATGGACAATCTGGAAGACCTGGAGAGATGCTATCAGGATGCAGATCCAACTTCTGAACATGTAACTGATCTGATTGATACCGATGGTGGATATGTCACTATCCCTGAAGCTTCCATCATCTATAAGATCATCCCCTACAGTGGCAACATCCTGGTGTTTGCGGATAATGGGGTGTGGAGAATCTTCTCCACAGAGAAAGGATTCACCGCAACAGATCAAGAGATTGAACAGATCACCAACATTGGATCTGTCAATGCCAGCTCAATAGTTATAGCAGAGGATGTGGTCTACTACTGGTCAGTGGGTGGGATCTATGCAATCCAACCAGAGGAAGTATCTGGTAGTCTAATCGTAAACAACATTTCACAACACACAGTTCAATCTCTGTTCACTGGTATTAAATCGGTGGGGAGAAAGAACAGTATTGGAACCTATGATCCCATCAACAAGAAAGTATCATGGTTGTACAACACCGAAGATTCATATCTGGGAACAACATTTAAAAATAAGTATAATCGAGAATTGATCCTGGATACCCTAATGGGAGCATTTTATAAGAATAAAATTGAAGATCTGGAGCTGACATCCCCCTACGTGGCATCCTACATGACGGTGCATGATTTTCTCACCTTGGAGGATGTACAGAATGTGGTGGTTGGTGGAGACCAAGTGCAGGAAGATGGTATCGATGTGACAGTTACACAGTCGATGCCAGCAACTACCAACAATACGGTGACTAAATATCTCACACTTATTCCAACATCCACATACAGCTTTACTTTTTCCTACTACAAGGATTCTGACTTCCTGGATTGGGAATCTGCCGATGCCGCTGGTGTGTCATTCCTCTCCTACCTAAACACGGGTTATGAGATCTATGGGGATACCACAAGCAAAAAGCAGGTGCCTTATATTTTCTTCCATTTTGAAAGAACTGAAGATGGGTATGACACTTCTGGTACTGGGGTTGATTACACCAATCCAAGTTCCTGCATGGTCCAAGCACAATGGGGGTGGTCGAATTCAACTAATTCTGGGAGATGGGGGAATCCCTTTCAAGCCTACAGGTTGAAGAGACACTACATTCCCTCCGGCTCAACAGATACCTTTGACTATGGTTTTGATGTGGTTACCACAAAGAATAAACTGCGAGGGAAAGGTAAAGCAGTCAGTCTCTACATCTATTCAGAGGATGAGAAAGATCTTAGACTTCTGGGTTGGGCAGCTTCAGCCGCAGGAACAACTGTACCGTGAGGGGGTATCCTTCTATATATAAGGATGAAGTTGGTGAAGTATTCCTGGAATTCAATCCGGACCTGGGTTACCTGATCCATTGTGATATCAATGTATGGACTTTGGCCGCATATAAACATTGTAAGAAAGTATGGAAAATCATGATGGATCAGTTGAGTGGGAAGCCTCTCTATGCGGCATTAACTCCAGGTGATGAGAAATTATTTAAGTTTGTAACCAAGTTTGGGTTTGAAAAAACAAGTATATGTATCTACAATGCAGATGGTGAATTTAAAAAGGTGATGAAATGGGTGGGTCAATAGTAGCAACAGTCATAGGAGCAGCAGTCTCTTTTTACTCTTCTGCTAAACAAGCTAAAGCTCAGAAGAAGTCAGCAAAGGCCCAGAAGAATGCTCTGGCCGCACAGCAAAGAATAGCTGATCAGAAGGCTGCGAGAGAACGTATTAGAGCCGTGAGAGATGCCAGAGTCAAGAGAGGCATGATTGCTGCCAGAGCTTCAGGCTCAGGGGTGGGTACGGCCAGTGGATCACAGGCAGGGCAACAGGGAGTGGTGGCTCAGATGGGGTCTACCATGGCATTCTCACAGGCAGTGCAGAAGGAAGGACAGACAGCTTCTCACTACAACCAGAAAGCTGCTGACTATCAAGCTGATGCCATGAAGTGGGGTGCCATTGGTGGTATCGGAAGTACCATCTTCAGTAACGCAGATCGTATTGGGGGTATGTTCAGTTAATGGAATTTACTACACTTGATGCAGGCTATGATGTTTCTTCTTTAATGGAAGAAACTCCTCTGGCCAATAAAAAAGAAGCTGCTTTAATTGCTGCTCATGGTGCGTCAATTCGTAGTAATATGGATTCTGAATTAAGCCTGGAAGATGCTTTTTTACAAACCAGTGCTGAACTGGCAACTTCAGACAAACAGACAGTAATTGATGGAATCACTGCTGAATATCATCTTCACTACGATGAGCTTCTTCAAGGGGTGGTGGCAGAAACTATTGGTGAGGATCAAATTGAGAATCTGGGAGCAGTAGAAGATTACCTGGAAGTAACAGAAGAGAACATGGAATTAACAACTGGACCAGATGCATTGGAACATGCAAATATTCTAGCCATTGAAGGTAAAGTTGATAGAGAACGTGCTGAACAATTGTATTATGCAAGAACCGTTGGGGAAATGATAGAGAAGACTTCTACTCTCGGTGCCATCACCAACTATGCTGAGTTGTTCCTGATGTTGGATCAACCTTGGGATGTGAACAGTCTGGTGAACAAGTATGGGATCGATGCATCTGCAAATCCTTTCGAAGAGTTGAAGCAGATGATTCTTGGGGTCAGGATGCTCCCCATGGGAGAGAGATTAAAGCTCTGGCCCCATCTGTTGCAGGATATTGTGGAAGCAACCAAAGACTTTGGAACGGTCAATGAACATAAGGCTGCTATGTTGGCCATGGAGTTTATCAATCCTCATTATGAGGATGATATAGATCTGGCCACTGCCTTTAATTCAATTGACTATGCAACCATAGGTCTCACTGGTCTGTGGAAACTAATTAAGACTGCGAAACAAGCCAATGCTATCAGGCAGATTGCCAAGACTGGGGATGTTGAAACTGCTGCCAGAGCTAATACAGCAGCGGCAGGGGATGAAGCTGTGGCTGAAGCTCTACAGCAAGACCCAATCGTAGCTGCTGCAAACATGAATCCTTTTAATTATGAGAAAGTGATTCCTGAAGCTGCTGATGGACTAGCTGCTGACTCTACCAAGTTGGCAGCAGAGATAGAATTAAGAAGAGGAGCAGTTCAAACTACCCTAGATCCTGTTATGTCTGGTAAGGGATATCTCAAAGAGTCTGCTGTTACAGTATCAGAAGATATGAGGATCAAAGAGAAAGCTCTTGAATCTCTGGAAGACTTAAAGAAGGATTACTGGGAAAACTATGGTTGGCACGTGGAAGGTGCTGAGATAACTGACAGTACTGATACTGGGTTTGTGGTCAAATACAAACTGGAGGGTATCGAAAATCAGATACCAGTGACCTATACTAAGAACAGTATTGGTGGATTGGATGTTCTGGATGCGGGTATAATTAGATCTAAACTCTCATCCCCTGAAATTGTAATTGATGGTATTCTCAAGGATGCTGTTGAGGTTGCCACTCGCATAGGCTACACACAAGGAGCAACTCTTCAGGTATTGAATGATGCTGCCAGAGTATCTCGAAAAGGCTTGAACAGAGAATCTCGCCAGAAGGTTGATGCCGTACTGAGGGCAGGTAATGATTGGAATAAAAGAGAAGGTAAAGTTTTCACTGTAGAAGAACTCCAAAGTGGAATTGGTACTGGAGGCATATCTCTTAAAGATCCAAAAGAGATATCCTCCTATTTTGCACAGAGAGATATCTTTGATGCTCTCCACTATCTCAAGAATAAACAGGTTAGGAGACAACTGGAGTTTGATGGTTACAAGGATATCAACATTCTTGATTCTCTGGCCACCGCAGAACTGAGTGTTATAGGTAAACCAATTAAGTTGAACTCTCTCCCACGTGATAAGAATCTACAGGTGTGGGACACCAGAGGTGCAGGATCAGTCAGACCAGTCCATGGGGTGGATTGGAAAAGAATGGAAGAGGAAGGTTATACACTGATTTCCACCAAAAATGCTTTTGATATTGGACATGGTAGATTCAGGCATGCCATTGTTAAGTCAGATAAGATCCAGGATCTCCCCGGTACTGTGCTGAATAAGAATCCAGGTTATGTTCCAGACATAGCGGAGAATGCTTGGTACTTTGTAAAGAGTTTCAGAACTGATGTGGTTGATGGGATCTCAGTTCCAAAGGGTCGTATCATAACCCACAGAAGATTTGACAATCTCACTGATGCTCAGACCTATGCCAAGCAAGAACAAAAATTGGCAGATGAGACAGGGAAGAATATTGAGTTCAAAGCCCTGCATGACAGAGAGTTGTCAGAGGAATCCAGAGAAGCTGAGGCTATCAGTTCTTTTGGAAGTCTGTATACCAGCCCCAGAGCAACACATGATATCCTAACTGGCCTCCAAGGTGATGCCCCCAAGTTCATATCTGCCCATGAAGCTATGCAGAGAAATCTTCAGAATGTAGCCACCACCCTTCCAATGAATGAGTGGAGAATGGGCATGATTCAGAGATGGCTCAACTCTGCGAAGGGCAGGATTGATGATCCAGGAAAAGGGATTAATGCTAATGTCATAGCCTCTCCAGGTTCAAAGGAGCATACTGCACTCACTGAAATGCAGACATGGATTAGGGATCAATTGAGGATGCCCACTAATTCTGAGATAGCATGGACCAATGGCACCAGAAGGGCTGCTGAGTGGATGGAGGGTAAACCACTTCTTGGTGGAAAACTTCGAAGAGGGGTTATGGATCTTGCATCCAAAGATCCTTATTCAGCTATGCGTGGTGCTGCATTCCATTCATTGCTTGGGTGGTTTAACCCTGCTCAGTTATTTGTACAGGCACAGGGTGCTGCTGTAGCTCTGTCCATCGATCCTCTCTCTGCACCCAAGAGACTGGGTGATCTTGCTGCTCTCAGGATGGCTTATTTTGTCCGAGGTAATCCAGAAGCAGTTACCAGAACAGCAAAGTCCATGGGTAAAGACCCAAAAGAACTGAAGGAAGTATTAACTCAGATGGAGAAGACAGGACTATATGAATCTGTCAGATCCACTGCTGATTATAATGCTGTGGCTCAAGGCTTTGGTATGGGGAGGGAAGCATTAGCACAAGCAGCCAATAAAGGGTTGATCTTCTTCACCGAGGGTGAGAGATTTACCCGTGGCTATGCCTTCCTCACAGCCAGAGATCTGTGGTTGAAGGCTCAGAAAGCTGCTGGTAAATCAACTGTTATTGATGATGATGCTTTGAAACAGATCGTCACCAACACCACAAAGAAGATGTTGAACTTGAATAGGGCTAACCGTGCTCATTGGCAGAAAGGGGTGTTCTCCTTGCCCACCCAGTTCATGCAGGTAACCACCAAAGGTATCGAGGCAATGCTCCCCAACATCTTTCCAGGTGCCTCACAGAAGTTTACTGGCTCACAAAAGGCTGCTATCCTCACAGGACAGTTGGCCCTATATGGTGGAGCAGGTGTACCTTTCGGAAAGTGGATGCTGGCTGAACTCACCAACATGGCAGGGTATGAGCCTGGAGAAACTCCAGAAGAGTGGAATGCTTTTGCCACAGATGGTGCTTGGGGTTTGATGGCACAGATGATCTCAGGTGAAAGATTTAATGTGGGTGAAAGGGGTGCTTTCCTATCTGGTATGGAACAGACCATAGAGAAGCTATTCTTGAATGGTACACCACCTAAAGATCTGGCACTGGGCGCATTTGGCGAAGTACCCAAGAGAGCATTCCAAGGTATGGCTGCTGTAGCACCAATCCTGATGAATCCCAAGGATATCGATTTCAATATGGAAGAGTTGGCAGTAGCCCTTCATGCGGTTGGGGATATCTTCTCCAGCTACAGGGGTGCTCACCAAGCCTTACACTGGGAGAAACTCCAGGAGATTACAGATTCCAAAGGAAGGAAACTTAAGGACATTGATACTGAAGTCAGCAGAGCAGCCATCTATGGCAGAGCACTTGGATTTCAACCCAGAGTCATCAATGACTATTATGAAACCAAGAACTGGCTCAAATCTAGGAATAAAGATTATGGGGAGATAGGTAATGCCTATCGTAAACTCCTAAAAAGATATATCTACAAGGGTACTCCGACTGAAGACCAACAGAAGGAATTCAAACAACTGAAGGCAATTGTATTTTCCGAAGTAAATGAACTGAAGGCTATTGAGATCATGGAGAAGGTCAATAAAGAAATCATGGCTGGTAAAGAACATACTCAGGAAGCACAGAAGAAGATGATCATGGGGTGGATGAAAGACCCAGAACCTACAAGTGGTGGAGCAGATGTTATGTTTAGTGGTGACAACTAATGGCTAAGTTTATAGAACAAGTCCAAGAAACTAGACCTGAATATTTTGTTGCACCTGGAGTTGTGGACAGATCATCGGGCGCAATGGCTAAAGCAATTAGTTCAGGTATCCAGGGTGCTTTAGATGTGAGAGATAGAATGATCATGGAAGATTATAGGACTGAGTTCCAAGATCTTGAAGAACAGGATTCCATGTTTTCCAGACAAGAAGATGAACTCAACCGTAAGTGGGGGGAAGCCCTGACCAGGAATGATCTGGACACTGTTGAATCTATAAACCAACAGTTGAATAAGCTTGATAGGGGTGCTGCTACCGGGGTAGTCTCCCGCAAGCAGGCCGCTGTTCGCAGAAAGACCTTGGTGAGGGGTGCCATCAGTCAGTATCCATGGCTAGGTCCAGAGATTCGCAAGATGGCAAGTCTCTATTCAGGCAGTGGAGGTAGGTACTCAGGTGGAGGTGGTGGAGGAGTCACTGCTGAAGAGAAAGCCAGACAGGAGTTGAATATTCAAGCCCTGAAGTCTGGTGTATCTCAGAGAAGTGTTATTGAAGCTGCACAGTATGAGTTTGAAAGAGACCAGGAAGAAGCCAGGGGTGTGGATGGATTTGCGGGGATGGATAGTATTACTTTTAAAAACTCCAGAGTGGCTGTGCAGGGGTTGTTGAGTAAAATCTATACAGACCAAAAGGCAGATCCCACTTCAATCGATTCTGCGGATTGGATTAAAATTATTGCAGACGAGAAGATGAAACAACTGGATCTATTGCATACCAAAGTTCTTGAATTGAAAGAATCAGGTATAAGTTTCAGCAGAGAACAAGTTAATGGTCTCAAGGACTCCATCAATACTGCTTTTACAGATGTGGAAGCATTCACTGAAGCCAAGGATAAAAACAAATATCTATCTAATCAAAGAAAGGCTCTGGAGGATGGTGGTGTAGCCAATATGCATAAGTTTAATCCAGGCTATGCTAATCTTCTGGATGTGTATGGTCCAGATGTGGCCATGAAAATGCAGAGTAAGATTTTTGATTACAATAAAATGATCCTGAATGGTGCTACTCTCCACATGATTCGTGAAGCAGCCAAGACCAATCCGGAAGCAATGATCTTTCTTCAACATATTAAAATGTCTCTTCCACACATGTATCCTGACATGTTTAAGAAGATGGGGCAGGGTGACTTCTACCTTAACAATAAATATATGGATATGTACATGAAGGGTCTTTCAGCTAAAGTGATGGGTGATCCAGATATGCCACCTGAACTGAAGGATAAGGCAAGGAGAGAGATCAATCTCAGCACTACCCCAACTGATTTCTTGGCTTACAGTAAACCAGAAGTATTTGGTGAGACCATTAAAGATGCTGGTGCCGTGGAAGGGGTGAGGAATGCCAGAGATAGTTTCACTGCTTCAGTAGTCAATAAAGTCAATGAACGTATGCAGTCAGAAGACTGGGGTGTGGGGTTCAGTGGTGGAAGATTTGTACGGACAGATCAAATAGGAAAGGCTGGAGTCAATCCTGCCCATGGTGTCCCTGAAGATTCAGATATAGATCTATTGAACAAATACATGAACATCTCCAGGCAGTATGGTTTGGACACTGACATCTGGATTGAAGGAGTGATGCAGCAGTTCAGAGGATTGGAACCTGGAGAGAAAGAAGGGGAGATAGATCCCAACAGCCCTGCTGCACCAAGCACTGAACATAAGAAATCTGAAAAGGGTGCACTTGGTCCTATGATCCAGGAGTTCTGGGATGGTATTGGTGAGAAAGAAGTACCACCAATCCCTGAAGGGTATGATAGAAGAAAGCAGGAACCTAAACCATCCCATAAAAGTGATCTCCCAGAAGAAAGTAGAGCACTTCTCAAACTGATTGATAAAACTGAGAGTGGCGGTGATTACAATATCCTACTTGGTTCAGCAGAGAAGCAGCAATTCAAAGGAGTTAAGATCACTAATATGACTCTGGATGAAGTCATTGCTTTCCAGCAAAGTCCAGACTACAAGAGCTATTCAAAATCTAAAGTTGGAAGAGTGGCAACCCCAGTGGGTAGATATCAAATAGTTGGTAAAACCCTTAGAGCATTGAAGTCTAAACTTGGTCTTAGTGGTGAAGAAAGATTTGATGAAGATCTACAAGATGAATTATTCCAAGAACTTCTTCGAGGTAGACTTACCAGGGCAGGTGGTGATGTAAACAAAGCTGTGAGAGAACTCCGCAATGAGTGGGAAGGGTTAAAGCATGTAAGCACCAGTGCTTTGAAAGCAGCTCTCCAACAGTTGATGGCATCCAAGAAAGACACTACCAGAGATTTCTCCCAACTAGAGCCTGGGAAATACATCATCGATGGTGAATATGTCGAGGTGGCATAAACATGTCAGTGGTTAAGAGAAAAAAGATATCCAAGATAACTAAACTGGATTCAGTCATACCAATTGAAAAGTTTATTGGTATTGCTGGTAAGGATGGTCTGAATGGTAGAGATGGAAAAGATGGGAGGGATGGTGCTCCTGGAAGAGATGGCAAGGATGGTCTCAATGGGCCAAGGGGTGTGGCAGGACCAAAGGGTAAGGATGGTCTCAATGGCATATCTGGACACCCCCCTACAGCAACAGAAGTAGCAGAAGTACTAAAAGAAGATGAAGCATTCGTGGCTTCAACCAAAGGTAAGGATGGACAGACTTCGGTAGTAGCTGGGGGATTGTCTACATCCATACATTATGAACAAGTGTTGGACACTACCTACACTGTAAGAGGGGGAGGATTAATAGATGGTCTCAACATATTCGGAGTGAATACGGGGGCAGATACCACAATCTATCTTCCTACCGGAATTAGATCCACACAAGTGATTGCAGTGAAAGATGAATCCGGCACCGCCGGAGCATTTAATATAACAGTTGAAGTTCTAACTTAAGAGGTAGTTAAAATGGCACAGGGTGATATAGTAGTATTTGAAGAGGCAAAGGCAAAGATGTTGGATGGGGATTGGGCCAGTACCGATCTATTCCATCTTGCGATTTGTGATGATACAGCAACCCCAGCAGCAGGTACAGCAACTCCAGTAATTGGTGATTTCACTCAGGTGGGTGCTGCTGGAACATATGTAACAGATGGCACAAGTCTTGGGGCACTGTCTGCTCTAGTAACTGAAGCAGCAGGGACCATGACTTTCGATTCAGCAACCAATCCAACTTGGGCACAGGATGCTTCCAATGATGTTGATGCCTATTGGGGCATTATTTTCAACTACACCGATGCAGGCAAAGATGCACTGGCTTTTGTAGACCTTGGTGGTCCAGTTGACATGTCGGCAGGTGATCTAACCATTACCTGGAATGCATCTGGTATTTTCACAATAGTTTAAGAGGTTATACCATGGCTTCAATAATTAGCGTAACTATTACCCATGATAGCGGCGGTTCTGATCGCAGACTGCACTATTCGATTGTGTTGGAAGATAACGACAATGTGCAATCTACTCATGAAATCGGTCCCATTGTTGCTGATGCAGGTTTTGATGCGTCTGCCCATGCAAATAAGAAAGCACAACAGCTATTAACTGGTGCTGCTAACGATGAAGATAACCAAATAATAGAGCGGGTGGAGTCAGAGGATTCACTAACCATCACTCTTAACCCTAAGTGGTCTACATCCAAGCGCATTGCAAAGAAGCTAATCCGCTACATGATGAGGGAGAGAGACCCGCGCATAGTAGTGGCTCTGGAACCGTTGATTGATTATCTGAGGGCTAACTACAATGCCAACCAACTGGCTAACTGGTTGGACATCACCACCCAGCAAGTGTTGAAGATGAATCGCAGGATCAATGCCATTCTGGACGATGTGGGTACGGTTAAAGCACAAATGGCTTTGTTTGATGCTGAGCAGGAAGAAATTGAGGACGACTGATGGGTTATTTCTATGTTAAGTCAGGGCTGGGTACTAGAACTTCTGGCGGCAGTAAAACCCAGGAGAGTGGTGCGTTTGGCTCTGCGGGGCTAGAGGCTGCTGATGTATATGTGGATATAGGCACAGCCCTTGCTGATGCCTCTCCTCCTGTTGCCGGGGATTTTATCTGTTGTTCTGATGTTCATGCCGCTGCATTTGGGGCGCATGAGCTAATAACTGTACCTAGTGGCGTAATAATTATTAGTGTTGACGATACAAGCGCAGATACATATAAGGCTGGGGCCGATGAGCATAATACTTCCGGCAATTATCAAGTGGGTGGCGTGGCAGGTGGGAATGTTAGGATTGAAGGGGTGACGTTGGAGGCCGAGGATAATATGCGTTTTACCGTTTCTGGTGCCGTATATAATCTGAAGGACTGTCAATTAGGTGCAGCCATCTATGGTACAGCTAGTTCGTCCTATTATACAGAGGCTTCTGTAGACGGAGTAACGATAAATATACGTGAATCAGTCTTAAGAGCGTCAGAGCATGCTTCAAGCTCTATCGTCAGGATAAGACTTGGGGTGCTTATAAATGTGTACGGCGGCTCTATATATAACAACACTACCGGGCCAGGTTTTTTATGTGCGCTAGATGGTAATGGTGGTGGGACATTAAACTGTTATGGTGTTGATTTAACAAATCTAGCATCAGGTGCATCTATTATGGATGCTACGGCGGCAGCTTCAGAGGATGTTAATTTAATAAACTTATATGATTGTAAAATGCCTGCAAGTTGGGCGCTGGGTGAAGAGCCAACATCTGCGGGGTCAATCATAACACTAGAAAACTGTGACGATGGTAACGATAGATCAGTAAGGGCAAGGCGAGATATATTCGGTCAGTTCCTCACTGATGGATCAGTCTATGATAATGCTGCCGATACCGTAGAAGGGCAGGATTTCTCTCTCAATGTCTTAACATCTGCCAAGGCAGCCTCACAAGCGCCATTCCGATTTTCACTAGGTAAAGTCCGTGCTGATTTTTCATCGGCTAAGGACATTGTTGTTCAGTTGGCACATGACAGCCTGGGAGCTGGTACAGGCTCCAGGTTTGAGAATGATGAGGCATGGATAGAGGCGCATATACCAAACAGCGGTGATCCAGGGTTTTCAATTGAAACAACTGGGCTTGCAAATTCCTTGGCCGCTGCTGTTGGAACTTACAATACCGCATCATCTGCAACATGGACTAAGGGTGGTAAAACTCTGGGCGTGGCTGAAGAAATAACACTGACCACTGCCGGTACTGGTGGTGAAGGTTGGGCCGAGGTATTCATCTGTTTCGGCAAGGCCAGCATAGGCGCAGATGACCTGTTTGTGAGTCACGATGTTGGAGTAAGTTAAGTGGCGACATTTCTCATCCCCGGTATTGGCTATGTAGAGGAGCCTGCTAGCTCCGGCACATATCTGATTCCTGGTGTTGGCTATGTAGAGTTCATTGTTTCTGGTGGTGCCACTGAAGTTAGTGTAGGTGTTGACAATCTAATACTAACTGAATATGCAGCAACAGTGGAAACCACCACTGATGTAGAAGTTTCTGCGGGTGTAGATAATCTAATACTCACAGAGTATGCTGCCACTGTTAATGCAGAGACTAGTATCTCTGCTGGAGTAGATAACCTACTATTGACAGAGTATTCGGCAACAGTTAATGCCGAGACATCTGTAAGTGTAGGTGTTGATAATTTAATACTCACAGAATACCCAGCCACAATTCTGGCTGGAGATAATGTCAATATTAATGCTGGTGTTGACAATCTGATACTCACTGAATATGCAGCCAGTGTCAACGCAGAGACAAGTATCTCAGCAGATGTTGATAATCTTATCCTGACTGAGTATGCTGCAACCATCAGTGCAGGAACCAACATCTCTGTTGGGGTTGACAACTTACTCCTCACAGAGTATGCAGCCTCCATTAATGCAGAGACCAGTATTGCTGTAGGAGTAGACAACTTACTCCTCACAGAGTATGCGGCAACAATATCAGATGGTTCTTTTGAGGGTATTACCATTGATGGTTCTCAAACCAAGGTAATCAGCACTGACAATGGTTCCTTCACCCTCTACAACAATGGCTCCAACTACTTTTCAATTGATTGGGAAATACTAATAAGCTAATGCCTGCAATAGAAAAACCAAGAGATATGGCCATATTCCTGCTGACCGCTATGTTGAGTGGTGGTGGGGCAAGTCTTGGCCTGAACATGGGAGCAGATCCCAGACCTGATCCATTCACTGGGACTGAAGGGAAGGCTTTGGAGAATCAAATTCATACTCTGGAGAATCATATCCATGATATAAGATTTGAATTAGGAAAAGAATCCAGAGCCATGCCAGCGGTAAGAAGTCTGGAGTACAGACTGAATACTCTACAAACTAAATGTGATGAAGTGGAGAAATGTTGTGAAAAGAATGGTGGGTAGTGCAATGCATGACTTTCTGACAGTGATCTTGCTCCCTGCTGCTGCAACAGTCATAGCCTTTCTTGGAGCATTACTACATGCGTGGTTGAAATAATGACTGATATTGTGAAACAACTTGAAACAAGATTGAGTGCAACTGATGCAAAGGTGATGGCACTTGCTCTGAAAGAAATTAAGAGATTGAGAAAACTTCTTGATCCAGTTAGTAGTAACACCCCATGGTTTGACAAGGCAAAAACCTATCTGGGGCTGAAAGAATGGAGAGGCTCCAGGCACAACCCTAAAATACTGGAGTGGTGGAGACTGATAAGAGCACCATTCACGGATGATGAAACTCCCTGGTGTGCAGGATTTGTAGGTGGGGTGCTTGAAGAGGTTGGGATAGTCAGTACCAGGAAGGCCAATGCCAGATCATACAACAAGTGGGGAGTGAAGCTCCATGGCCCAGCGGTGGGATGCATAGTTGTATTCTGGAGAGAGAAGAAGAAAGGTTGGAAAGGACATGTAGGATTTGTGGTGGGGGAGACCAGCACTGGACAACTGTTGGTCTTGGGGGGTAATCAAGGTAATGCTGTTACTGTTGCTGCCAAACCAAGATCCAGGGTACTGAGCTACAGGTGGCCCAAGTCTGCTCCATTACCAGCCATTAAGCAATTACCTCTGGGGAAGGGGGCTGTTAGTGATCAAGAAACTTAGCCTAGTCCTGGTTCTGTTCTTACTGGTGGGTTGTTTTGAAAGTCCACCTCCAGAAGTGGTAGAACCTAAACCTATAGTTGCAGAACAACCAGCAAGTCCCACCCAAATGCAAGAACTGGTGGAGACCAACACCACAGGTGAGGAAGACCTGTGTGGACCAGAGGACTCCAAGTTCTCATGCTCCAACTTCCCACCCAGACAGGTGTTGGTGGCTATCCTCACTGCCCTGTTGAATGTGCTGAAGTAACCAATACTTCAGAGATGGGAGACAGATCAAGTAATCTCTGTAATTCTTCAAGAAGTTCTTCCACTGTTTCAACCTCTCTGGTCCTCATGTCTACCATCATATAAGCACCTGATAATGTAAGTTTGTGAGGTAGTTTATCTTGTAAAGTTTTCATTTCAAAACTCCTAATTAGGGGTACCCTGTAGGGTAGGTAAGGGTAGCCACTTTGTCACTTGTAACTCCTTGATTTTAAAGGCTCAAAAAACACAAAAAATGCCATAATTAGCTTTTCAATGCTTTTCTGATTTGGGGTATTGAGACCTTATATATGATGGATAGGTTTCTCAAGGTCACCCCCCTCCCATGTCTCTCCTTGATCTCCTCTACAGGTAGTTTTTTCTTAGCTTCTGCCTTTCCTGCCCACACCCTACTAAGAGTTACCCTATCCTTCCTGGCAGATGAGTTACCTCTCATCACTGTTAACCCTTTGGGTGTCCTCTTGTTGGCTCTCTGGATTTGATCCAGCAGAGTGTCCAGCCCTGGGTGGTACTTACCCACCAGCCTGCCTTTGGAGTCCAGGGTGCCTACCTTATTGGCATAACATCCTTCTCCCAGATATATTGAATAGGTCAATGTAAATCCTCCGAACATATCTCCACCATCTCACATACTCCTGCATCATCAGTATTCAGCTTCAACATGTTCACAATATGTTCAGCCTGTTCCCTGGTGTCACAATCAAAGTACATGGCCCATGATGTACCATCCTCTGCCACAGCATTAATTGTCCAGATCATTGAATGCTCCTCCAATTGCCTTTATCAGTTGATTGGGAGACATGTGGTGTGTTCCCAGTATGTGTGCCAGATCCTGCAAGAACTCACGTTCAAATACATAATCTCCCACAAGAATATGGTCATTGGGGAAAGTGGTGGTGGTGGAACACCATGCTGCTGGTGGAGGAAATGGTGCTGTTGGATACACTGCTCCTGGTCTTGTTGAAGCAACAGCAGTACTAAAGGTTGGGGGGAAAGCAGTTGTTGCTGTTTCCATGAGATCTGCTCTTATCTTCTCTTCCTCTTGTCTCATGTTAATCATAGCCTCTGTAAACTCAACAGCAGATGGTGTAGATTTCTTTGAAAACCAATCTTTCATACCCATTGCTTATCTCCTAAATAAATATCAACATATCTCTTTTCTGTGGTCTACCCTTCAGTATCTTATAGATCCTTCTCTCACTTTTTGAAGGGTCCAGCATGTGCATCTCCCTTGCCATCTTTCTCAGTCTCTTTGCTTTCTTTCCTCTCATAGGTTACTCCACTATCAATACCAAGGTTAAGGCCAAGTGCTAATGGTCCTATCATAAAACCCATCACATAGGATGGACCATGAAAATCTTTTCCATCAACTAGCAATAACATAAAAATAATACCTAACGATATAATAAATAAAGCCCATCCAGCTAGTTTCATATCACATCCCTCTCAAAGATTCCAACAACTGTTTCTCAGTGATACCCAACCTCTCCAGTTCAGGCTTCACTTCAAATAGATGTCTGGAGTATGTATGATTAGGGACTTTTAATTGACCCCAGTCTGCATCCATCCAATCTTTAGTGGATATAAAACCATCCATATCTATACGTATGGTGATATCAGGATCGAACATCACTCACCTCTCTTCAGCCACATTTTATTTCCACACTTAATGCAGTAGATCCAAGTCTTATACTTGACAAACCTATCTTCTTCCGCAAGACAGGTACCGCATTTATATTTGTAGGTTTTAAGAGCATTCCCCTTAATTAATTTTTTCATCCACATGGTTATTCATCCTTATGTAAAACTCTATGACAATTAGCACAAACTACTATACATTTTCTTACTTCCAACATAAGAGTACTAAGTTTATTGGTCAACATACTAGCAACTCCCCCATGCTTATTTTTATCTGTATGATGAAAATCTAATGCACAAGCTGCTTCTTTATAACCACACATACTACAACCTACTCTCAATTTATAGGCATCAAGATGTTTTCTACATCTTTTTTCTTTCTTACTACCACGTTCAGTTGCCTTTTTTATCGCACATACTTTACAACTGTTGTAAGGAAGATATACTTCTTTACCTCTCATCTTACGTCTGATATAAAAATCATCTAAAGGTTTTTCAACTCCACATGTTTGACAAGCTCTTAACTGCATTCTTTTTGTCCTGTGGTTTCTGATATATAGCAAGCACCTTCAGTCTTCTTTTCTTCAACTTTATTTAAGATCCCGAATCTTTCTCCAGCACTGCGGAACGTAGTTGCTCCCTTACAACCCAACTTCCAAGCATCCATGTAGATGGATTCAAACTCATCAAAGGTAACGTCATCACCAACATTAATGGTCTTGGATACTGCCGAGTCAACCCACCTAGTCACAGTTGCCAGTACAGACAGATGTTCTGCCGGAGAGAGTTCTGAAGCTGTCCTACCTTTCACCCCAAACACTCTCACCCCATAGTCCTCAACCAATTCAACCCTCTCAGAACCATTGGGTTCTTTGATGGTTCTGTTGTAGGAATGGGCAAACACTGGTTCAATACCACCAGATACATTGTCTGCTCCCAATGATATGGTACCAGTTGGGGCTATTGATATCAGGTGGGAATTCCTCATACCATTCTTCCTAATGGATTTGATTACATCTGCATTCAGTTTTTGAACAAAGGGAGAATCCAGGAATCCCTTCTCATCGTAGAGAGGGAAAGAACCTTTCTCTTTTGCCAGGAGAGAGGAAGCCATGTACGCATCATTGGCCAGGGTCTTCATCACCTCATCTGTGAATGCTATGAACTCCTCTGAAGCATAGGGATACCCCAGTGCTTCACCTGCATTGGCCAGTCCAGTGATGCCAAGCCCCATCCTTCTCTTGCTCTTGGCTGCTGCCTCCTGTTCTGGGAGTGGATAGATGGTATTGTCCACCACATTATCCATTGCTCTCACTGCTGTTGAAATGTCATAGCTGTAAGTTTTCCAATCAAATGTATCGCCATGCACATACTTTGCAAGATTGAAAGACCCCAACAGGCATGCACCGTGGGGTGGCAAGGGCTGTTCGCCGCAGGGATTTGTACTGGATATGGTCTCACAGTAGGAGAGGTTGTTCATCCGATTGATGGTATCGATGAACAGAATCCCTGGTTCAGCCCAATGCCATGTTGCTCTCATGATCTGATCCCACAGGGCTTTTGCATCCACTCTCTTGTAGACTCTACCGTTGAACACCAGATCAAAGGAAGTCTCATCAATCACTGCCTGCATGAATTCATCTGTAACTGCCACAGACAGGTTGAACTGTGTGAACTCAGTCCTGTTGGTCTTTGCCTCTACGAATGCTTCAATATCGGGGTGATCCACTCTGAGTACACCCATCTGAGCACCCCTACGATGCCCAGCACTGCTAACAGTGGAGCAAATACTATCAAAAATCCGCATAAAGCTAAGAGGCCCACTGCTGCTGCTATCGAGACTAACAATAAGATCCCCACTCGGTCTAATAGTCGAAAAATCATATCCAATACCACCACCTAACCTCATAGTCTGTGCTGCTTCCTTGGCAGCTTCCATAATACCATCCATTGAATCTGGAATGGTCATTGATACAAAACAATTGAATGCTGTTGTCTGTCTGGGACTACCCATACTGCTCTGTATCCTACCTCCAGGCATGAAAGCCTGTCGTAGGAGCATATACCTGAAGTCATGGAAGTGCTCATCACTGTCTTTCAATGCTGCTGCTATACGGGCAGTCTGTTCCCTGAAGGTTTCTCCTTCCAGTCTGTGTTTTTGTGCATGTATTTCTTTTGAAATTGGTAATTCAGGTCCATAGTCTTTGTCACTCATTTTAATTTTCCATCACCCATAGTAAGCTCAACATTAATACAACAAGAATTATTGCAAAAATATCAGCTATGCTCATTATTTATAAAGCCCTCTTCAGGATCAAACTTCAGGTCATTGAATTTATTTTCTACTTCATAGGGCACACCAGATACTCTTACTGGATTTCCATTAGGGCTTGGATACTCAAGTTCAATCAGCATATCAAGAACATGTTTAGCTTTTTTTAAATCTTGAAGCCCTCCTTTCTCTCTGAACCTCACAATATATTTGATGGCAGTATGCTGGAGTGCATCCAGACCATTGTAGTAGCTGAACTCCATTGGTTGTATGGGCAGATCTTTGTAGTGATCCCCATCTATTTGTGTGTTAAGTGGGTTGCTCATAGAAACTCCTCTTCCAATTCTTCAGTCCATTCCCCAATCACATCATACTCAGCATTAGATTCTACCTCTTCCTTCCACAATTCATAGGCTATTTCTCTAGCTTCGGCTTCTGTCTCAGCTTCAACTTCATCATAAGAAGTCCCATAACCAGCATTCCAACTTACAATAAATCTATTCATTTCTTTTTCTCCATCATCTTAATATTTTCTTCAAGTATGTCACTCATCTTCCATTCCATTGAGTCTGCATATCTGTTCAGATACCACTGGATAGTGCCCAACTTTTCTTTGGCATCATGAGTCCAGGATGAATAACTTCCTTCACCACTATAAAACTTTTCAGCCAGACCAGACATTTCTCCTATTGTCTTTATCAACCCTGAATACAACAGGGATGCCTCTTTCTTAGTCTCATAGCCAATAGTGGTCTTTGTCCACTCCTGGTATTCATCTATGTCATTCATCATAAATATCCTCTACACTGCCTTCTCTGTCCCTGTAATAAATAGCAGCACAACCACTATAGTTTTTCCTTTCTATAATCACCTGTTCAGGGAAATCATACTCTGAACAATCAGGGGGTAGATATTTTACTTCAGTAATCTCAAGTTCAGTATTGGCTACGTGAGATTTCTCACAAGATTTGGCCAGACTCTCCTCTAGATAAATCTCTTTACAAATTTCACACTGACAATATTCTATTAGTTTCATAATTCATTCTCACGTTCTATTTGAACCTCATCAATTGTGAGATACCATTTGTATCCACAATTACCACATTGATGTTTCATGTTAGGTCCACCATAAGGGGTTGAATGTCGATAAAATAAATATACATTAGTACTCCCACATATCCCACATTTAGGTTTATAACTCATGGTGCCACCTGTACAAGTATATTTTCTTTAACATCTTTATCCAACACACTGAACCTACCCCTGAGAGGTATCTCACAATCAAGACATTTATACCTCTGATAACTCTGAGTCTTGGTGTGTTCTCTCCCATTCATCTTAATCCTCTCCGATCCACAGTTAGTGCATGTGGGTTTGGTGGGGTTGACCCACAAGGCCATGTTGGGATGGTTGTCTATCCAGGGCAGTATCACTGCATACAGTTCTTCCAACAATAGGACATCCTGCCTGTTATATTTTTCCATCTTCTTCCATGCTTTGCCATCACCATCCATGCAATCCAGCCATAGCTGGTGTCCACCTGTTTCTTCCTTCTTGCCCAGACCCAACTCCTGTGCCACATGATCCAACTTATTGGAGGTGAACCTGAATCTCTTCTTAATGGTTCTGTACAGGTCTATGTTCTTGTAGGGGGTTGGGGGTGACATACCGTAGAAGAGAAACTCCCTGTTGATTACAGGGATGTCAAACTTATTACCGTTGTAGTGAATAATTATGTCAGCTTCATCCATCAGATCCCACAAGCCCTGCATCATGGTGTCATGATCAGACTTAAACTCTGAATCAAAGATCACCTTACCAGTGTCAGCCCACTTAGCTGCATAACACATGATCCTGGAAGTCTCCAGCAGTTGGTTGATTCCAATGTTCTGATTGAATATAGCCCATACAGTCGCAAGATTAGGAGCTACTTCAATATCTAAATACAATATTCTCATAGGTCAAGCTCCAGTTGCTCTGAAGTATTGTCTGATTCTTTGCCACTGCTGCCAGTCCCCATCTTCCCATTTAATTTTCCCTTTGCACGCATCAATTCTACCATTGAACCCTCTGTCTGGTTTTTCGTAGCTTCCAGACAAGACAATACTGCCCGTCTCTCCATATCGCATTGTTGATTTTGTCTTGAAAACTCCAATGATTTCATAAGTCCAATCATGATCTCCAGATTCGCTGATGATTCTGCGTACCACGTTTGAACTGCTTCTATATGTTCTCCAATCTCCTTCATAGTAATTCTTTCCTCTTTTGTACCATATTTGTTTTCTGCCAATGTATCGTCTGCCAGTGGACTTCTGAGTTATGCAATATATAAAACCCAGATAATCATCCAGATTCTTCTCAAAATCTATTCCTGTTTGGTTGATCCAGTGAGTACCCCTGCAATCCATATCTTCCATTCAGCCTCCCACATATGATTCATCAATATTTCATATTTTGTATCTGTTCTATCTAAGTTATCTTCATCATCCATTAGGTCAATGAAAGCATTTAAGTAGGGGTTCACTAAGTAAGTAGGTGTATCCAATCTTCTTCTCCCTCTTGTCTTTTGATCCAAAGTAAGTTGGCTGTTATCATTAATTCTTCCTGGTAATCCTGTCCCCAGAATATTTTTACTGCTTCCCACATATCTTGAGGATTTTCACATTTATCAATAGTAAATTTCTTCAATCTAGTTGCTTTATCACCTGTGATTTTGTACAACCCAGGGATGCCATCAGTTGAATCACCAGTCAGACATTGGGTGAAGAACAATTTCCATCCTTCTAGTTCATCAATGAAATAGGTCTCCCCTTGGTCAACTGGTTTACCATACTTAATCTTGTAATGCCACCCAGGTATCATATCCAGATCTTTGTCATGGGATACTATCATGGTGGATGAAGATTCAAGAGTATCTTCAGCCATCCTGATACCTTTCATCTGTTGGATACCCAACTTATCATCAGTCTCCATACCTTCAACCTTTATTGCTCCCCACCTGTTCACCAAGTAATCCTTCACTGCTTCCAGGTGTTCTGGTTTCCTTTGTTCCGCTCTGTGTGCCTTATAGTCTGGGTAGATATCATGTCTGAAATTGCCACCACCATGCACATAGATTTGATAGTTATCTGATGCACATCCTTTGATGATACCTGCCAATTGGGTCTTAGCATTGTGTAGGGCATTCTCCACTGGTTCTGGGTGGTACTCCAATTGAATTTGAGCTTCATCAACTCCATTTTGAACACACCATTCCCGTGCATCTTTCTTATATTTGAATGTTTCCCCATACCCTCTAGTATCTTTGTGTTTGGAGATAATATAAGTTCTCCCATCAGCACTGGAGGCAGATGAATGCACTATGAAATCACCATCAATCAGAAGGTGTTTCCCGTTGGGGTACATCACTTTCTTTGCTGGGAGTTGACTTAGATCTAACATTCATCTGTCCTTGGTAGATAATTTAAGATTAAGGCACAGGTACAAGAAGCCCAAGCCATAGTAAGATGAAATTCACCACCAATGAGAGCTATCACTAGATTAATTAATGTTAATGCCAACCAGAGATGTATTATCATTTATCTTTCTCCTGGGATTCAATATTCCGCCCCAAAGCCTCATTAAGTTTAGTGGTACTTTTATTCAGTCTGCTGATCAGGTGTTTCATGTAAATATTCATTCCTGCATCGATGGCCAACATGAACATCCAAACTATGAATAACCAGACAAACCATTCAGGTACTACGATTGTTATCATATCTAATCTCCAAAGAGGCACATCCTTGTGCCAGTGTAACGTAGTATTACCTCTTAGAAAGGTATATCATCATTCATCATACCAGTCTCATTCTCCAGACTGTTTGATGGTGGTGCACCTCCATTCTTCTGCACCCTTTGATCAATCTTAAGTGACAACCAATCAGGGAGAGACTCATAGAGTTCATGATTGAAAGCATCCAAGTCAAACAGGACTGTCTCATTGTACAGGTTGGGTACATCAAGACCCTTCGGTACAGGGGTGATGGTAACTATCTTTGCTTTACCACCTGATGTGGCACCCACTGATGCCATGACTGCCAGACCCAGGAGATCACCCACATTGCCATGGGTGGGATCAAGTCCTGCCGATTCCATCAGGGCATAGAGGTTGGATCTCTCATCATTTGAGATGGTAAATTCCTTACCAACCCAGAATGGTTTCTCCTCATCATTGTAGTCAAACAGTTCAGTGGTGAACTCAAAGTTGATGAACACCTTTGGTTGGAGTACAGGACTCCCTGTATCTTCTGTTATCTGTTTACCTCCTTCA